ACACTAACTCTTGGTTTATGGTACTAGGTGTTAACAAGTTCACTATTGACAAGTTAGAAGACTTTGGTAGTGATACTGTCAATGGCTTTGTATATAAGATTACCAATGTTCACACTGGTAAGATATACATTGGTAAAAAGACACTAAAGTTTATCAGAAAGAAAAAGATTACACAGAAAGTCAAAAAAGCTACAGGCACTCGTAAAACATATGAAAGGTCTGTTACTGAATCTGACTGGAAAGAATACTACGGTTCATCTAAAGAACTGCAAGCAGATGTAGTCAAGTATGGTAAACAAGCTTTTACAAGAGAAATATTAGAGTTATGCTGTAGTAAGAAATACTTATCCTATGCAGAAATAGCATGGCAGATGAAGTATGATGTACTTAAAAGAGAATCTTATAACGGAAACATCCTTGGCCGTTACTATCTCAAGGATATGGAAAACTGTAACAATGGAAAATAATGAAGTACTTGAATGTACAGAAACTAAATCTAAGTTAGACTTATGTAATGATCTTATTAAAGACTTAGTTCACTTCTTAGAATATGAAGAAGCTATGACTGTTGATACCAGATCACAACAAAGAATGAGTGCTAAACTAAGAGAACTTGGAATATGGACAAGCTAAAATCTTTGAGTTAATCAGAAAATATAAACAAGATGACTACAGAAGAAATAATAGCCAAGTATCCCAAGATATTTGAAGACTATCAGGGTAACCCAGGTAGGGTTAACTGGAATGGAGTACCTAAAGGCTGGTTACCTATTATAGATAAACTATGTGATTGTATGCAATGGTATATAGATCATCATGTTAAATATACAAAAGAAGGGCAGTATAAACCAGCTCAAGTTACATGTACACAAATGAAAGAAAAGTTTGGAGGATTACGCTTCTATACAAATGGACATGATGAAGTGGTAGAAGGTATGATTAAGATGGCTGAAAGTATGTGTGATGACAAATGTCAAGACTGTGGATCAGAAGAAGACCTAGGTGTTACATCAGGTTGGATAACTGTACTTTGTAGAAACTGTGCAATAGCTAATGGTGATAGAGCAATGGCAGGTTGGAAACCTAAAACTAAATAGAAATGACAGGAGCAAATATAATAAGTGCTATACACTCTCTAAAGATTGCACAAGAACACTTTGCTGATTTCAGAAGAGAATATCCAACAAGTGCAGGAGCTAAATTATTTAAAGTATATGAAGATAAAATAGACTGGATATTCAGAGACTTCTTAAGTCATCCGCACTTAGATGACAGAATTAGAGAAGGTATTAAAGCAGAAATTAACAGTGATGTATTTTCTGTTCCAGCTATTACTGAAAAAGTAACGCTATTAGATCCTGAGCAAAGAGATATGATTGAAAAGATAATAGATGCAGTATTAGCAGATGAACATTTTCAAGTTATAAATAAATAAACTATGACAGGACTAGAACAAATAATACTTAACAGAGTACAATGTAAAGAGTGTGGAGAGATACTTACCTCCTATCACAGACATGATTATAAGACATGCAAATGTCCTAATGAAACTATGGTAGATGGTGGGCAAGACTATCAACGATATGGAGGTGCAGACCTTGATAAAGTAGATAGAACTCTCACAGTATATGTAAGTGATGATCATGAACAAATGCGTAAATCAGTATACTGGGGAACCTATGGTAAAAATGGTGATGAACCAAGACGCTGGATACACATAGCAGATATGAGTGATAATCACTTAATTAATTGTCTAAAGCATTTTCAGGGTAAAATACAACCTGTAATAGCTAAGACTATGAAAGATGAATTAGAGTATAGATCAAAAAATGAAATACATGTCAGAGACTAATCAAGAGATAGACCACATCTCAGATTTAAAAAAGTGGTTAGATGACCCTGAGGTCAAAAAAGCTAGAGATGCAGCTAAGAAAAGATGGGATGATGAGATGGAAAAACTACGTAATGAATTCACTCCAGAGATGGTTAGTGATATAAGAACGTGGCGTTGTGATGAAAATCAAACCTGGAGAGGCGTAGCTACTAGTTTTTATGATAAATACTATGACTTTAGTTATGCTCATAGTATAGATAGTGGTAATCAAATTACAGGTATGATGCTCTGTGGAGCAGCACAAGATTTACTAAAACAAAATGATAACGAAGGATGGAATTAGAATCAATCATGCAGGAGTCAGCAGAACATCTACAGAAGACGTTCTATGGTAAGAAGTTTTACTTCTCTTATAGTAGCTTAAGTAAGCTTATGTGGAACCCAGCTGTATTTTATCAGCTCTACGTACTAGGTAATAAAGAGGAAAAGCACGATGCTCATCTTGTTCAAGGTAAAGTCATCCATGCTCTTCTTTTAGAAGAAGAAAAGTTTAATGATCAGTTTATTGTTAGCCCAGGCAAACTTCCTAACGACAGTGTTAAACAAGTAGTAGATAGAGTCTTCTATCATCATAAAGAGATAGCTCAAAATGGTGGTGACAAGAGAACTAATCTAGAAGAGTTTGATGGAGCAATCTTAGATGTTATGAGAGATATGAACTATTTCCAAGCTCTAAAAACAGACCAGCAACGATTAGATAAAGTCATCACTTCAGAAGCTACTAACTACTGGGCATTCTTAAAGACTAAAGGTGATAAGTACTTGATTGATCAGGACACTTATGACTTCTGTAAGAATGCTGTAGACTTAGTAAAGACTAATAAAGAAGTCTGTGAGCTGATTGGATTAAATATCAATGAGTTTGACAATAAGATGGTTCTTAATGAATCATTATTACAATCAGATCTTGTAGATAGAAACTTTGGTATCAAAGGAATTATTGACAATCTGGTATTTGATCATGATAAGAAAATGATCTATATCAATGATATAAAGACTACTAGCAAGGATTTAAAAGACTTCTCGGAGTCAGTTGAATACTATGCTTACTGGATGCAAGCAATCATGTATGTGAGCTTAGTAACCACAAAATATAAAGACTTAATAGATAATGGGTATAATATCAAGTTTCACTTTGTTGTAATAGACAGAGGGTTTCAAGTATATCCTTTCCCAGTATCAGAGACTACCCTAAATACCTGGTTAAACAGGTTCTTTAGTATGATAGAAAAGGCAGCATGGCATTACACTAATCAGAGTTATCATTTACCCTATGACTTTGCTACAGGGCAGGTAACTCTATAAAGAAAAATAAATATGATAGAGAGCTTATACAATAAGTATTTTCAAAAATCCCGTTCTTTTCTCTATCCAGCTTTGGGTATTAAGCGTTCTAGTAAAACTAATCCAACAGGTACCTATGTTTCCCTTGAAGGGAAAGTAGGTCCTGAGGATATGAAACTAATATGCGTATTCCAAGCTTCAGATACAGATGCAACTACCGCTTTTGAATCTCAGATGCTTCTGAGTAATCCCCTATTTGAATATAAACTATCAGTTGGTGAATTTAATCTCTATGTATTTGATTATCAGATATATAAAGAAGATTGGTTCAACTTCTTACTAGGTAAATATTCAAAGCTCTCCCCTGTACTTAAAAAGGCAATCAAGACTTACTATGGTGAAGACTCCTCTGAATATAAGTATATAGATAGCTTTCTGTTTCCAGAAAGACACTTCACTACTTATGCCAGACTTCTGAACGTAGATATTGACACCTTAAAAACCTCAGGTGAACTATGTGATCCCTGTGATATTGAGAAAGAAACTTTAAAAATACCTGTAAAAGATCTACAAATATTGTAGAACTTATATTAGTTTTGTAGAACTTAAATAGAAATTATGAACAAATCAATGATGTTAGTAACGTCCACTTGGGACAGTCAAAAGACTTTCAAACTTATTCCTGTTACGCCAGATAGTCCATACAATGAAGGAATATTTGACCCAGAAAATAAAGTGTTAGCAGTTATCTCTAAGGAGAAAAAACAAACACTACATATGATTGCTAAACTAAATGAGTTTGGTGATCCTCAAACTTTAAAAATCGGTAGAAGAATTAATGGTAAAGAGTACGCAGAAGAGCGTAAGACTTTAGAATCTTTCTATGAATATTATTTAGAGAATGCAGAAGAAATAAAAAACTTAATCAACATGATAGCTATTAATGCTGACTCATTTGATTATGATCAATACTTGACTAAAGAAACAAAGCAGTCAAGCATTTTGGCCGTATAACAATCACATCTAATAACACGGGGGAACAGCTTAACTGAACAACAATGCTGATGAGCAAACAAGTTACACATTGGGTTATGGACTATGAGACACTTACTAACTGTTTCATAGGTGTATTTCAGCATTACAA